ACATCGGGATCACAGTAGAAGTACTTAAGTTTACTCCTTCCAGATTTGATGGTCAGAAAAGATTCATTGTTGAATTGGAAATCAACTTGAGATGAATCAGCAAAAAGATTCCAACCATTTAGAAACTGACCAAGATCATAAATTGCAAATGCTTCGGGAAACTGTTCATTTACTTCTGCCGTAGCAAAAACGTTTTTAGTAACAGCGATGGTTGAGATCTTAGATCCTGGTTTGATATAGATCGAATTATTAATCTGTGCAAAATTACCGAGAAGGTTTTTTGTACGTTCAGAGATTTGCATACTCATTGAGGATAGGTTTCACGTTGGGAGGACATGTCGCTGAAATGCATCAGAAGCACAGCATAGTGCAGGATCTTCATAATGTCACGACGGGCAGTGCCTTTCTTATCATAGCGAGAGGCATACTTGAGGATGTTAGATCTGCAGAATGCTTCAGCATCACCACAGGCATCAATCAAGTCAAGAGTTTGAATCTTGTCATTACCAGCAGAGTAATGTGCGTTGTAAGTACCAGAGATGTAATCACTCAATTCTTTGAGGATCTTCTCTTCACTGTATTTAAATCTGTTAGGGTTTTGGTTAGTCATGTCATCCATTTCTTTTAAGACATCATAAAGTAAGGACCAGGAATTAGTCATAGCAAAATAAAAAATCATTTACAAGTGACTCAGATTTCTCTTTGCCAAACTTGCTGTCAAGATAACCACTCACGGGATCTAACTTCTTCATGTATTTGTCGAAGTCGCCGTAAGTAGATGTTTCAAACCCATTAGGTTTCTCTGATTCTAGCATAGATTTGTATGCTTGTAAATAGGCACGGAAGTCATCAAGGTAATTGTTAACTTCTGACATTGTGCATTTCCTAACATACACATTCTCAGAGAAGTGATTGCCTGGTTCAAAGAATCTAAATGTTCCTTCTGCTTTCGGCAACCCAGGAACTGAGAACAAATGATTCTCTACAGGATGTTGGAAGTCAAATACTAAAATGACTTTCTTTTCAAAAAATCCCATCAAGTCCATTCCAAAGCAAGGTAGGTTTGCTCCTGTCTTTGGGTAGATGATGTTGTTGTAGATAGAGGATTTCTTATCCCATATCTCAACTTCTCTGGACTTGATGATGTAGGGGTTTTTGTAGATACTGGCACAGAGGTTAGCATCTTTGTTAGACCACTGTGCCCAGGTATCTGCTAATTGAAGATCAGGAAATGTTTCCCATAGAACCTTCTTGTACTGGTTCCATAGATTCTTCAAGTTGGATGTCTGCATCGACTTTATCATAGAGTTCAAGGAAAGATTGTTTTGTTTCATCGTCAAAGCGATTCAGGCAGACCTTGATTGCCTTTGCTTTATCAGAGAAAATGGTGTAAGCACGAATGATGTGAACAAGACGACGAGTTGAGATCAACTCATCAATGCCACCATCATAGAATGTCTTACGGATGATGCCTGCCCAGTCAACCAAGTGAGAAACAAAGTTCTCATCATCACAGGAGGCAGAGAGAATCTTCTTCTCGATAGAAGCAGAAGGATACTCTTGCTCAAAGGTAACAGGGAAACGCTCTAGGAATGCTTCGTTGAGCACGTTAGTTCCAATGAATCGTCCGTCGTCTGAACCTTTACCTTTAGTGTTTGCTGTGGCGAAGATGTTGAATCCACTTGCAGGGTCAACCCGTTTGCCGATCTTTTTAAGGAATACTCCTTTCCCTTCAAGAATTGACTGGAGACAGAGAATTTTATTAGAGGCAAGGTCGATTTCGTCAAGGAGCAGGATAGCACCTCGTTCGAGTGCTTCCACGACTGGGCCATTGTGCCAGACGGTGCTGCCATCAACAAGGCGGAAACCGCCAATAAGATCATCTTCATCGGTTTCGATAGTAATGTTTACACGGATGAGTTCTCGTCCGAGTTGAGCACACGCTTGTTCGACAGAGAACGTTTTACCGTTGCCAGAAAGACCTGTAATGAACGTCGGATAAAACACTTTCGATTGGATAATCTTGCGAATGTCGCTATAATTGCCGAACTTGACGAAGGAATCATCGGTCTGTGGAATAAGGTTTTGCTCTACAGCAGGCATAGCACTAGGTGCTTGATAGGTCTGCTCGAATTTTTCTTGGACAGTCAGGTCCCACTTGCCACGACCAGTTTTGTACATTTCAAGACGTTTGCAAATTGTGGGATAAGAGACATCAAACACATCAGCAGCTGCGAGAACTGCCTCGGTGTTGATCTGACTACCATAGGTTTCAGTCAGGTAATGAGTGACTTCGTTTACGTTGAGGTTAGACATACGAGGCATTGCGATGTGAATCAATTACAAAGTTAGTATAGCGGTAGGGTGATGTGTAATCACCCATCAGTGTGACAGTTTATCAAGCGACCATCGTAGCGAACGAAGACAAAATCTTTTTGTTCGCTGCCTTGGACTTGAGTGATTTCTTAAATGCTGCTCTAATTTGAGCAACAGTCGCTTCATCTGCAACTTGGAAATCATCAGATTGATTCAACGCTGTTGAAGCAATGGCATACATGGCATCATAACCTGTAGTATTTAAGATAGCAGACCTTTCCTTTGCCCACTTCTTTTTGTCGATTTCAGAATAATACCCATTGTAATACCAGTGAACATTGCTGACATCACGGGACTCTACAACTCGATAAGAAATAAAGTTAACAGAAGGGAAGTTATCTTTCAGATTAGTCAGCAGAATGTTCGTACCACTAGTTTCCCATTGATGTTCGTTAAACGCTTTATAGGTACGACCTTTCTTCAGATCACGAAGTTGACAATTAGTGTTGACAGAGATCTTACCAAAGCGTCCCTCAGGATAATACCTCTCATCCATTTTCACAATACGACCAATACCGTTCGACTCACCATCAGTTAGAAATACTGTGTTGACTTTTTGAACACCAGTTTCTCTAATGAACTGAGGAAGGATGTGATGTAGGGTAACAATGGTTTCATTAAGAGGAGTGCCAGAAAGAGACAATCCACTAGGGATCAACTCACTGCCGTAGTAACGAGTGAAGTTGGACAGACGCCACAGGTTCAAGCAATCACGATCAAACTCAGACGATGACCGAGTATGAGAAAGGAGATTCAAGAGTCGGAAAGATTTGTGCAGATACAGATCATTACACTTTTGCTCTTGGAGTTCTTTCAAATTTTGATCTTCATCAAAGTCAATGTCACGTACTGGGAACTCATAAGTGAAGGCATAAACCTCAAAAGGAATGTTGACTTTCTTACAGAACCACACAAGGTTCAGAAGTTGCTTAACAGTATCATGAATAACATTACCCATAGATCCAGACCAATCAAGAATGAATACTAGACCGTGATTTTTACCATCAGGCAATACAGTTACTTTTTTGAATATATCCTCATTGAATTTATAGGTATGAAGTTTAGAGCAGTCGAGAACACCAGTTTTAGAAACTGCAGCACGTGAATATGCATTTGCAGATTTCTTCATTTCAAATTCTTTAACAAGATAGTTGACACCTTTGGATGCATGTTTCTTGTACTTGGAATACTCTTGACGAACTGACTCAAGAATACGAGCGTTGTATGAGTCACCACAGAATCGATCTTGATCATAAAACTCAGAGATATATTCTTGAAGAGAATCACACTTCAGGATAATACGATCTAGATCGATCTTTTCAGGGATCGTAAGATATGCAGTTTCATAAGAATGCCTGTCAATAAGTTGTTCTTGATTCTCTTGGAAAGCAGTATCAGTAGAAGATTCAAACTCATTGGTTTGACCACCAGAAGTTCCAGAAGTTTCGGTCTTTTCCTCTTCCTCTTCATCATGCTCTGAGACCCCCTCAGAATCGTCTACAGGACCCTTGTTAATATCATCAGATGGTTCTACCTCCACCTCAACGCTTTGTTCTTCATCTGCTTGCCCATTCTTAAACTCATCAAGATTAGTTTTTGCTTGAGGAACTTCCTCTTGCTTACTCTTAAGGTACTCAAAAATATCATAACTCAGATCAAGAACTTCCTCCCATGTCTCAATCTTGCCAGCACGATTAACAAAGATCTGCTCTTCATCAGAGAACGAAATCATATGGTAGGCACCAATCTTATAGTAAAGATTGAGACGATCAATAAATGCCATTGCATCCATATCCTCATCCTCAAGTGAGAAAAAGTCATCTCTGTGAAGTGACTGATAACCTTTATAGAATGTCTTGCTCAAACCAGCATAACGACGCTTCATCAATTTTTCAATACGAGCATCCTCAACAACGTTGACGAATCCCATGGGAACTTTTGCATACTTATCTTTCTTCCAATCTACATTAGGAGTGTAGAGTGCATGACCAACTTCATGACCAACCAACAGATCATAGACAATAGGTTGTGCTCTTTCCCACATGGGGAGTGTCAAGACACGACGATCTACATCAAAAGATGCAGTGCTAACCTTGCGGTGCTCAACGATCAGATTCTCAGTTGCCAGAAGTTTGGCAAGAGTTTCTTTGATTTCAAACTTCATGGGACCTCATGTAACTGAATACATTGTACAAAAAAAGACCCCCCTTTATGGGAGGTCTTGTGACAGTTTTTCAAGTGTCTAAGGGATTGTTTACTTGCACGGATTCTTCCTTTGCAAGTTCCCTTACCATGCTTGTCCTTTTTAGAGTGGTGTTGCCAGTTAGGGAGTTGTGCCATTGGTCTGAAATGGTTTGGAGAAGTTCTTGACCTTCTTGAACTGTATCACATTATCAAACTTATCGTGAAGCATGTCCTCTTTGTGTGAGATAACGAACACATTGTTACCATCAGTAACAGTCCTGAGGATATTTATGAAGTCCGCTGTACCATTTCCATCTAAAGAACTATCAAAAATTTCATCTAAGATAAGGATGTTTGTGTTGACAGAGTTCTTAAGTTTAGCAACTTCTCTCCAGGTAAACAGAAGTGCTAGGTCAATTCTCATCTTCTCACCCTCAGAGAATGATGCATAAGAAAACTCATCTCTAAATCGTGATTTAATAGTTTCGTTGAACGTATCATCAAGATTGAAATTGACGTAGAACTCAAGTTCCTGAAGATTCTTATTGATGAGAGTGTTCATCACAGGAAGATACTTCCTAATGATTGTACTCTTGACACCACCATCTTTAAGAATATCAGCAATGATCTTCAACTCTGTAGATCGTTTAGCAATCTGACGACGTTGAAGTTCTTGACCCTTACCTTGAGAGATCAGGGTTTTCATGTTCTCACGTTCTCTATCAACATTGTCAGTGTTGTTCTTGAGAGATTCAATTTTTTCTTGAGTTTCCGTTACCTTTTTCTGTTTCCAATTGAGTGTGGAAAAACAATTTTTGATTTTATTTTGAATCTGAGTAATTTCTTTTTGAATTTTATTACGTTGATGCAGAGAGTCATTTAAAACTTTCTCTTTACCATCAATATCTTCTAGGGCAGATTGAAGTTTGTTAATCTTTTCTTTGCCACTGGTAATGTTCTGATTCTTAAAGTCATCAGTAATGTCCTGATTACATGTAGGACAAACATCATTAGAAGTCAAAAACTTAATTGAACTTTCCATGTCCTTGATCTTAGATCTAAACTTGATGTGAAATTCATTCAACTTATCAAGTTCTTCTTGAGGATTAGGATAGTCATTCATTTGTTTTGTCATCGTATCAAGATCCCGCATGTAGCGTTCACATTCAAGACGATTAGATTCCATCTCCCGTTCCATTTTAGTAATCTCTTCTTCCCAAAGAACTACATTGTCTTGTCCTTGTTTCTTAAGATCTTCAATAAAACGTTTCTGAACATCAACCTTTTCCTTTAGAATAGAGATAGCATAGTCAATCTCAGACACTGCTTCTTTATTTTCTTTGACTCTATCTTTTAGAACTGTGTTCATTGTAGAAAAGATTCTAATATCAAGAATGTCCTCAATGACTTCTCTACGCCCTGCAGCAGGTAGTTGCATGAAAGGAACAAAGGTAGATGATCCTAGAACAACAATTTGTGTAAATGATTTAAAGTTTAGTTTTAAAACATTTTGCTCAAACCATTTCTGTTGATCTGCAGCAGAAGCACTCTGGTCTAATTTCACACCATTCTTGAAGATCTCAAATACTGTTGGTTTCATGCCGCGATTAATTTTCCAATCAATGCTGCCAATAGTAAAATTGATCTCCACCCTACAGTCAGCAAGGTTGATAGAGTTAACTAATTGTGGTTTATTAATCTTTCGGAAAGGTTTATTAAACAAACCAAAACAAAGAGCGTCAAGAATAGTACTCTTGCCCGCTCCGTTTTCTCCAACGATTAATGTTTTGTTATGATTATTAAGATTTACCTCAGTAAAGTTGTTTCCTGTGCTCAGGAAATTTTTCCATTTAATACTTTTAAACTCAATCATCAGATTCTTTAGGCGGAATAATAATGTCTTCAGGGGTTACAATACAATAAGAGTATCCATTCTCTTCACAGATATGGATAGCAACGTCGTCATCAACTTCAACTACTGACATCTCAGGATAGTCATCAGCAGCAAGCAATTCAGAATGCCGTTCAGCATCCTCTGCATCTAGAAACAGGTAAAGTATTTGACCACTATCCACCGAGGGGGCATAGGCACCTTCTGTTTCTTTTCCTTTTATTGCTAGAATGTACATTACTCAATTTGAAGCGACTCTGTATAAATGGATCCAATAATAGATTTTAATGTGTCTTTGTCTTCATAGTCAATCTCCTCAACATATCTTTCTAGGAAAGAAAGAGTACCTTCAATTTCAATATCACCAGAAGGATTTATTTCCTCGTTAGTGTTATCGATAATTTTTAGATCATGTACACCAACTTGATAAAGACGTTCAATTAAATTGTCATATGCATAGTAGTTAGTTCTTTTTTCAACAATCAATTTTACGAACTTTTCTTTATACTGATTAGTGTCAATCTCGTCTGGGTTTTCTGCAGAGTCATTATAGTAAATCTTTTCAAACATCTTGAAAGGATTTGCAATAAATTTTAGTTTTGTAGTTTGGGTATCGAACAGATGGAAACCTCTAACATCACCAAAATCATTCCAATACATCTGATAAGGATTACCCAGATAGTAGATGTTATCAGAGTGTGACCTGTGATGGAAGTGTCCAGAGAACACTTTCTTAAATTTAGAGAAGACATCACGACTCATACCATGATCCATGTAGTATCCTTGGTGTGCCTCAAACCCAGACAGTTCAAGGTGTCCCATGCAAATGTTTGCTGACGTATTAGCAATCTCTTGATAAGTTTCAGTTTCATTATCGACGCAAATCCAGGGAACGAAACAGATATCAAGACCACCTACATTAATTGTTTCGGGTCTTTCAATCAACTGAACATTATCATACTCTTGTAGCAGCAAATTAATTGCATTGATACCAAGTGTATTTTTATAGTAGGCAGTGTGATTACCAACTACGGTATAAACTTTAATTCCTCTCTGTGCCAGGTTGTCGTAGTAATTTTTCTTTGCCCAATCTAGTGACCAAAAATCAATTGACTTTCTATTGTCAAAGGTATCACCCAGATCTAGCACCGTAGTAATTTTGTTCTTATCCAAGAATGGAAAGAACACTTCATCATAGAACTTCTTCATGTAGTCATGAAAGATCTGACTACCTTTTCTCATACCAAAGTGCTGGTCTGTAATAATAGCGACTTTCATCAATACCTCATCTTCTGTTCCAGAGAATTTTTAATCTGTTCGTATGATGCTTCACATCCATACTCATCGCCAGTAAATACTTCACTGTATCCTGACTTCTCAATCATTTTGTTTTTAATATCTACCTGCTTCTTCTCTTTCTGAATCCTACGTAGGAATGCATAGTAAATGATTTGTGTAAAATACGCAAACGGATTACTGGACTTTGCTGGATCAAAGTTGTCGATGTAGGTAATACAGTTCTCAATACCATCGCCAATCATGTCATCCTTAAACATGTAGTTGACAAAGTTTGGTTTGTAGGATAAGTGCTGTGCGATCTTTAGAAAGCACCCTCCAATGTATTCACCCACTGGTGGTTTGACAGCGCCAGTTTCTTTTGCCTTCTCCACTCTATTCTTATACTGAATAATAGCGTGTAAGAAGTCCTTGTTGTTTACGTAGTGCTCTTTAGATTTTGCCATGTAGTATGTTGGTCTTCTCACAATATCATAGCACAGATTCAAGAGCTTGACAAGTACCCCGTATCTGTGTATAATAACTCGGTCAGAGTTCAGAAGACCCTCTAGAGCTTAAAGGTATTAGATACTTAAGATTCCTTTGGATCACTATCCAATAGAAAAATACTCTCTAGTAGTTCTCTTGCATCATCAATAGAGGATATGAGACCCATATCTTCAGACAAAGGAACGCGCCCTTTTTTTCTTCTCTTTAATTTACTTTTTGTTTTAGAGCGTAGTTTCTCTTCTTCTTGATTAGCAAGTTTAATTAAACTCTCTTTATAAAACTCGACTGGGAATCCTTTAATTTCTTTAACTGTAACTAGTTCCTCACCCTCAATATAGAATTCAGTTTGGTGTGAGAGTTTCATCCAGTTCTTAATCTTTAGACCATGAAACGCACCAGGGATCTCGATCTCTTCAACTTCAATTGGATGTGAAACTAGAAGGTAGTCCTTTTCAGGATCTGCCTCTTTTACAATACAAAGTATTTCTTCACCTGTTTTTAATTTGATGTTTGCGAAAAATGCTTCCATACTTACTGTTTTAATTTTACGTTGATTATTTCATAGTCAAAATTTTCTTGATTATAAATTTTAACTCGCTCAAACAAATGTCTTAACGTATAATTTGGATTGTTAGAATCCTTAGAGGTATCGTCTGCAATATCGTACAGCACTGCTGTGTTTTTGTTTTCTCCCTTCCTCAAGACCCTACCAATAGATTGCAGGTTTCTTACTCTTGATTTTGATGGACTCGCAAAAATGATATTGTGTAAGTTTTTGATGTTAATACCTGTGGAAAAAGTACCGTAACTCGCGATGATGATTGCATTGGACTCCTGCTCAGTGATTGCTCGGATCTCTTCTCGGTCCTTTACATCAACACCACCATGTACAAAGAATACTTTTCTACCATCCTTTACGCTATTATTTATCAGATCAAAAAGTGGTTCACCATGACGTTCAACATAATTGAACAATACCAGAGAGTTACCACCAAGATCTAATGCAAGATTTTTAATAAAGTTATTTCTTCTAGGGTGAGAGACCAAGTAATCAATCTCTTCATGGTAACTGTCAAATTTGACATGATGATGTCTTAAAGAAATAATCTTAATTTTTAATCTAGACAAATGTCCTTGTTTAATTAGTTCATTTGTGTTTGTAATCTTTTCGTGAGGACCGAACAAACCTTCAAGAACAAGTTTGTTTGTCTTGCTCCCGTCTAGTGTTCCTGTAAATCCAACACGATATTTTGCATGATGTAGTTTGGTTAAAATATCTGTCAAAGATTTTGCTTTAAACAAATGTGCCTCGTCACCAATGACAGCACTAAAGCACTCAAAGTATTTACGATGTTGCTTATATACAGATTGCCATGTAGTAATAGTTACTGGTTTAGGAGATACTTTCTCATGACCAGCATATACTTTATGACAATGTTCTTCTACGTCCCACCCATAAGACCAAAAATCTTTATACATCTGCTCTACAAGAGATGTGGTTGGAACTACAATAATAATCTTTTGTCCTGTTTCCTGTAAGAAACGAACAATAGAATAAATCATAAAAGATTTTCCTGATCCCGTAGGTGACACGATCAGTTTCCGTCTCTTTCTCAATGCTTCATAGATTCCTTTGTATTGGTAATCTCTTGCTTTGAGTGCAGAAAATTTCTTTGTAAATGATTTGACACCATCATAGGATACTAATTCATCCTCAGCATCAGGCATACCGAAGTATTCATTGTCTGCATAGTCATAAGCATATCCTCGCTCTTGACAAAACTGCTCAACATATTCTCTCAATCCAGCATAGATTTCACCAGTGCCTGGAGAGAATAACCTAATTTTACCGTCCCAATATTTCTGCCTGTATGCAGGCATGAACTTTGCACCCTCAACTTCAAATGTGAAGTGGTCAGATAATTCGTATGAAATATGTGGTGGTGTTTTTAATTGCAGATAAACTTCATTCTTCTTTCGGATAATAACGTCACTCATCTATTCCTCGCGAATATCTTAACCAATCAATTGCATTCTTAATTTGGAATGAACGATTGTTAATATTATTTAGAACCTGTTTTAGAGCATCCTCTAATTTTTCATAGAGGTCCATCGTTGCCTGTGCCTTAATTATATCAGGATCTCCCTTGATATAGATGGGCACTTCTGTCTTAATAATTTTCTCATCAGGAGCAGTTTCTTCTCTGCCCATGTAGAAACTATACTTCTGTCTATACAGACAGTTGAAATCGTATTCTTTTTCTTTACGTAATAATTGTACTCTTAAGTACTTGTCTAACCATTTAGCATGTAAAACTGGAATCCTTCTTGCCTCTTCAAACAAGTCATCATCCATGACACAATCCTTGTGCCACTCATCGATCAATTGTTGATGTAAACTCATAAAGTCAAATCTTTGTCATTGTTATCAGTAAGTTTAAAGTAGGTGTACTTAAATGTCACCTGTGCTTTCATATATTGAATATCTGCTTGGTCTGTACTAAATTCTAATGTATTCAAACTTACAGGAAACGCATCATAAAAATGTAATTTAAATGCTGTGTTAAAATTGCTGTTTAGGATGTTTACATACAAATCAAGTTGTTCGATAAACCTTTCGTTTTGAAAGTCCTTATCTCTCATCTCTTCTACAAAGTCACCCCACTGATCTGCTTTTTGTGGGTACGTAATACCAACCATCCAATTATGAATTAAAGAATAGTTAGTGCAATTTTCATCGATCAAGAAAGTAAGTTGAAGTTCTTGATAGTTTAACTTGTCACCACCTAACTGAAAATCATTATAGGGAGTTGCTGCTACAGGACCATTCATACTAATTCCAGGTACGTTCACATTGGAGCATTGAAAACCAACGCTTTCAAAACCTGGGATGTCTAATCTAAAACCTGCTGGTGATAGAAAGTTTTCGTTACAGAGTGTCATGAGTAGAGTCCTTCACACTTTTATTTATAGGCAAAAAAAAGACCCCGAAGGGTCTGCGTTGTTAATCTAGTAATCTTCTACAGATCTTTTTACATTCGTTTTGATTATGAATATCGCATTCGATTATACACTCGTAGTAATCATTGATCTTTTGGTGTTCGGATTCTAGTTCGTCTATAGTTTGTTCTAGATGTCTCCATTCATCGAACTGGGACCTTGATAATAGATTGTGCATCTCTCTTCTCCACTAGAACTTGGTCATGATATAAAAAGAGATTAGGGTTCATTTTTACACCTCTCATAATTCTGTAGTATCTATGCAACTTTATGTATCGTAGTGTACATTTATTGCTTTTTTACAAAGTTGTATAATAACTTAAATTTTCTTATTATTACAAGGCATAAAAAAAGGACCCCCGAAGGAGTCCTTGATATGATGTGATGCAAGAATCACATGAGGTTTGCAACAGAAACTCTTCTGTAGTAAGCGTTGGTTGACAGGTTGCCAGCAGCAAGTGGGTTGCTGTCGGACAGTGCTGCTTCGCCTTTTGCGAATGGGTTGAGGACCATGCCATAACGGGTCTTGAACCCGATACGTGGCTGGAAGTCATCCTGACCGACGCTACGTACCATCTGGA